TTCTAAATCTTCTACTGCTTCTACTGGTTCTAAATCTTCTACTGCTTCTACTGGTTCTAAATCTTCTACTGCTTCTACTGGTTCTAAATCTTCTACTGGTTCTACTGCTTCTACTGGTTCTAAATCTTCTACCAATTCTCTTCCTGAGAAGTGTACTTTCTCTCCTTTACCTAATAAGCCAACAAAATATGACATTCCAACTATGCAAAACGTAATTGATAATCACTTCACACTTGACAAAGTAAGTGGTAAAAAATGTTCAACTGGTCTAACAGCCAAGGAGTATTATAGGTTTTTTCAACAAGATATAAAGCGTGGGCAGAACAAAATTAATGATTTAATTTTTCTAATAAAACGTGGAATACAAGATATATATAAAAACGACCTAAAAATACTTAACACAATCGAAGTTGATGAAATGATCAAAATGTATAATAATGAGTTTCATTTAGCAGCAGTAGCTTGTCATCTAGGGGAGAGTACGGGTTCGAAGGGAGAATCAGGGCATTATATAGCCTATGTTAAAAGAAACAATAATGGAAAACAATTATGGTATAATATGAATGATAACAACAAACCAAAAGTAGTGGATTTAAAAGAAAAAACAACCAAGAATATGATTAATCAAAATGGTTTATTATTTTTGTATAGGAAAAAAAATGAAAATCTTAAATTACCAGAAGCAAAAGGATTAAGAAATCAAGGAAATACTTGTTATATGAATTCTTTAATGCAACTACTTAATACAACATATTTAGTTAATGAAAATACTACAACTTTTCAAAATCTTAGACAATATGTTAAAAATGTATTTTCTAAGGGTAGTAAACATTATGTAAATTTCATTAATGAAAACGATAGTTTAAGTCCTATAGGAAGACAACAGGATATACATGATGCAATGACGGAGTTATTTACTTATAAGAAAGGTAACATTGATATCGAAAAAGAGATGGATGATAATGATAAAGATCATATTTTTAATTCATATCCGATATTAACATGTGGAAGAGCAGTATGTCCTACTGGTTTTAATGATGGAGTTATTTATGATGAAGATACTACTCTGCCAGACAAACAGGTTTTTATATTCCATTTGCCTTTAGAAAACCCGAAAACCAAGAATACAATTTGGTTGGATACATCTGCTAAATCTTCTACTGGTTCTAAATCAAAATCCGATAATATAAAGCTAATTACTTATAAAGATTACCAAACCCTAAAGAAAAATGGAAAATTAAAATACGTTACTACTCACGTCTTCATGGATGGCTTTGACGGAAAACCTGACCCAACTGATACAATTGGAGCCAACATACATAAGTTTCCAGGTCAAAAAGAAGAGAATTTTGACGAATATTTTGAAGAGATAAAAAAATGGACTTTTTCTGAAATAATGGTGGGCAACAGCGCCACGAAAACTGGTTGGACTACACTTTGGTTAGGTTATTCAATAAATAAAGCAAGTTCTGGAGATAAAGCCAAGTTCGACAAAGAATGGCAAAAAGAGGAAGGTATTTTGAAAGCAATTTATGGTAAAGAAGCAGAAGAATTTTGGAAGAAATTTGTTGGGTTTATGGGTGAAGAGAATGAAAAGAATAAAATGAAGGATTATGTCTTTAAGAAATTTCAGGATGAACAAACAGAACTTCCTAACGATCCTCCAAAAAGTGGTGGTAAAAGAAGAACCAGAAAATCTAAAATAACCAGAAAATCTGTAAGAAAACATAGAGGTATTATCCAAACAGGAGGTAATACAGGAAGATTAAGAAAAGGATATAAATATACAGGTAGAAGATTAAAAAATGGTAAAGCAGAAATAGTAAAAGTAAAAAGAAATTAAATTCTTCCCCATTGATTTTGACCTACTTTTATCCAATTATCAGAACGACGATGTAATCTAATTTGAGGCAAAATTATAACTTTTTTACCCCTAGAGTCTGCATATTTTAATATAATTTGTAATAATTCTGGTGGAAATAATTCTAAAAATGGAACATGTATTTGTAATGTTTTATGAATAAATAATATTGGTTTGAAGAAAGTAACCAAATCGTCATATTTTGGATAGTACATTCTAATTCTGTTATATCTAGATGATGTTGCTAATATCAATTTTTTTACAAATGAATTAATAGTATTTATATCTATTTTATCACTAATTCGAAGAGATTTAACTAACGAATTAAAAATATGATTTAACATAGTGCAAGAACTTATATTATTTTCATAAGCATTTTGAATAAAAAAGTCAATATCATTATTTTGAGATTTTAAAATATTAATTTCCATTATAATTAATAATAATAGAAATTAATCTGTTTTTGTTCTTAATATAAAAATTATGAATTTTCATTTCTAGATATTGAATTACTGTTTGTATATTGTACTCCAATATTTTCATCAGTAAATGAAATAGATTCTAATTCATCTACAATATCATCTGTTATGTATTCCTGACTATTATCATTAATACTAATATTTTCAATAATATCATTAACAATTTCGTTTAATTCATTCGTATCTTCACACATCATACTATCATTACTTTCTTTGGTTAATGCTCTCTTTAATTTGTTCATTTCTTGTTGATTTAAATTTCCATCATTATCAGTGTCAAACATATTTATAACATTTTGAGCATCTTTTCGTTTTAATCCAGTAGTTTTTTGTAATTCAATCGCATTTACTTGACCATCGTTATTTTTATCAATATCTGAAAAAGTAGATTTTATTGATATATTTTGTTTTAAACTAGTTATAAAATCTTTATAAGTTTTCGACAATGTTTTTGAAATATTTAATTTTTCATCTTTTTGTTCAATATTAATTGCATTATAAGCATCACTCAATATAGCAATAAATACATTAGCTAATATGAGTATCATTAATAAACTCCAAAAAACAAAAAATATAGGTCCAATTATTAAACTTGAATTCGTTAATAATTGGACATCCATATCTGTCACTGTGTATCGAACCAAATTTAAAATAGATGAATTTAAAGATCTAAAATCTTCTACATCTGACGAAAATGATAGGAAAGCTGTTGTAGCAAATGCCAAAATAAAAAGGAATAATACAATTACAAATATAAATAAATCAGTTGCTGTTCTTTCAAACATAGCAAATAGAAATCTGATTCTTTTACTAAATGTAAAATATTTGAACATTTTTATCCATAATAAAAATCCATTCACCATTTGTAATTGTGATTCTAATAAGAAAAGAAATTGTTCATATCGTAATGATACAAAACTATCAGTAGAATATAAATTTATTTTTTTATGATAATTCATTTCATAAAAGCGAAGACCAATTGTTATCCAGAAAAATACTAAATTCAAAATATCAAGTATATTCCATCTATTTTCCAAGTATGAACCCAATGTACATTTCAATTTTTCACAAATTTTTTTATCTTCAAATTGTTTCCAACATTGTCTTAAATTGTATAATTCTAATAAAGTATTAAAACTTATTATCACTATTAATATAATTTCAAATATTCTTACAAATTTTCCTCGTGTATCACTATATCTTTCAAAACGCCAAGTCTTGATTTCCTTATATGTTTGTATTCCACCAGTATGTGGAAATTCAAATGATAATCTCCCAACTGTGTGAACATTTAAATTAGGATTGTATAAATTAAAATCTGTAAAAATTATTCGTGTTTGTTTATCAATAAAATCATTTTCTTTAAGGGTATTAATAATTTCAAGACTTTCCGTTTTATTTTTAGGAATATCAATAACAAATCCGGAACCAGGATAACTATCAACTAATCCATACCAGGTTTGTTGTTCATGGTTTTCATCAGTAGAAGTCCAATTTATTGAAGTATCAAGGTTAGATAAAGATGTTTTATCTTCATTTTTAGATTCCCATTTTGGATAACATTTTGTAAATAATTCTGGATGATGAGCACATTGTTCAGATATAACTCGTAATTGTCGAATTCTTATTCCACCAAGAAGAATGTTGTGTATAGCAACATCTTCTTCGTTTAACAAAACCGGTATTAATATTTGTTCGTAATATAACCAAACGTCATTTATCATAGAAATATCATAAAAACTTTTTTCACCTTGTGTAATTAGTGAATCATCAGCAATATCTTGATTTAATAGTAATTTTGATACACCATTTGCTACATAATAATTATATTCTCCAACGGTTCTTCCACAAACACATACAATTATAAATGTAATTAAAAGTAAAAAATATACTAAACATTCCGTTACACAACTTTTACTTGTGTATTTATCTTGGACAACATCATCATTATCATTTACATTATCATTTACATTCCCATTTACATCTAGTACTACGTCTTCTGTTTTTTCTTCATACATTTATTTGTTTAAATAATAATTATATTAATATATTTAAATTCCTTTTTGATATTGTTTAAATCTTTTTTCGAAGATTAAATCTCTAAATTGTCTAATCTGTGCTACGATTGATTTATGATCATATCTCGTGGGGCAAAAATTTTTTATATAATATGGTGAAACGATTGTTTTCCATACCATATTATAAATATTTTGACTTGTTATATGATCTCTTGTATATACTATATAATTTAACCATCTCATAAATAATGTCTGATTGATTATATCTGACCACGTTTCAATATTTAATAATTTAGTCTTATCTTCAATTGTGAAAAAATTTTCAAAATCATAATATTTATATAAAATTATATGTTTTTTATTGTCACAAATTCGATAATTTTCTTTTGAGGTACATTTGAAATTTAAAAATTCAGATGGTGATATATAATCTGTAATTTTATTTATCAAATCTTCCGGCAGTTTATTCATTATATTAGTTTAGTAAATAATTTCTAACTTATTTTTATATTATTAGGACTGGAAAATCATTTTTAATATTTAAATCCTAAATATTCGCATATAATGTGTAATAATATATCTTTACATAAATATTTATTTTCATTTTTGATAATATCTTTAACACATTTCCTTGCATACATTTTTAAAATATCTTCACACTTAGAATTTTTTACAACATAATCCCAAATAGTTTTATCATAACAGGTATCCATAAATGAAGCATGATGTAATAAATTTGCTAATAATAATACTAACATTTTGTCATTGTTATTAATAGCAGCATACATAATAGAAGTGTATCCAATTTTATTCTGACAATCAATTTTAGCTCCATTTTCTATCAATAATTTAACACTTTTATAATCATTATTTTTAACAGAGAACATTAAAGGTGTCCAATTCATACAATTAGATAAATTAACATCTGCTCCTCGAGATATAATAAATTTTATAATCTCTTGAGTATCATTTTCATTGAAAGTTCCATAAGTTGATTGACACACTTGTAATAGAGGTGTCCATCCATTTCCACATTGGAAATTTATATTGCAATCCTTAAAATCAAATGATTGTATTAATTCTATAATTTGTGCTTTTTTTTTTAAACTACAATAATATAATAATTCTCTGCTCAATCCAAGTATTTTCTGTCTTGATTTTTCTTCAAGACTCATAATTAGAGAGGGTTTTTTTATATTATTAAGTGATCGCGAAGTACAATTTCCCATTTTAATTAGTAATCTTTGTTATCGTTTGATTAATATATTCAATTTTAATTAGAATATATCATCAATATCAGTAATAACATCTTCATAATTTTTATCTATATCGATATCTTCTTCTTCAAAATTTTTTTCTTCTTTTATTTTATTTTTTTGAATATTTTCACTTTTTTGTTGTCGTTCGGTCATATTCTTTTTGGTATGAACTTTATATAAAAATCCAATAAATTGATATAATTTTTCCATTAAAATTGTATTCGATATTTTAATATTTTTCTGTAATTTTCTTTGTTCTATTTTTGAACCGGATGTTTCAACAAAATTTGTTATTTTTTTTATGCCATCTAAAAGATTTATTTGAATCAATGAATTGATTAATATTTGTTTTTCAAAAAATTGAATATCGTTATCTAATTTTAAAATTTCGTTATCTCTTGATGATATATTACCCATTTGTATTTTATTTGGAGTAAAACACTTATATTTTTTTATTATGTTTAAATTTTTATCATAAATACTAAAAGTTCCTAAATTAGAAAAAAATTTAGAAATTGATGAAAGTTTGTTGTTTGTAGTAAGAAATGATTCAATTGCTTGTTCATTAAGTGTTTTCAATAAAAAATATAAACTTTCTTCATCTTTTGCGGATAGGAAATTTTTAGCCATTTCAACAAAAATTTTATCATCTTCTGTTAGCCATTTTAAAATACAAGGTGAAATGTTGTTTCGATTTGATAATTGACTTGTTTTTGTAAAAACAAATGGATATGTAATTAAAAGTTGTTTTTTCTGATTAATAAGTTTATTATTTTTAATTTCCCATTTTTTTTTCTCTTCCCATGTGTTTTCCCACATCCATATATCCGATTTATTATCAATGTGTTCTGGATTATTAGTATTTAAAATTGTCTGGATATCTTCAAAACAATCAAATACTGGATTTAATTTTTCTTTCATATTAAATATTTTGATAAATAAATTATAAATATCATTAACAAAATTATCATTTTGATCAGTCATGTAGGATAATAACATGAAAAAATTTTCTGGATTAAAATAGTCAAGTTCTAAATCTTCGCCATCAATTATATCAAGTGTTCCTTTAGATAATTCCAAATTTTCTGGAATTTTAACTAAAACTTTTTTTATTGTTTTTTTAAATTCCATTAAATTTGTATTATAATTTCTTTTCATAGAAAATAAATCGTCGATGAATGTTTTTATAAAATTATTAATTTTAGTTATAAAAAGTGAATCGATTCTTAATTGTTTCAGTATTTTATTTCCATCATTTATTAATTCTATTTGGATATGTTTTATATCATTTTCTATTTGGTTTGTTTCATTTATTTTAGAGAAAATATTTTTATTTGTGGATTGTTCAATTAGTTGTTTTTTATATTTTGATAAATTTTTTATATTTTTTTTAAAACTTTTTTTCATATATTGAGTTCTTTTTGAAAAATCATAGATAATTTTTTGATTTTGTTTCATTTTTGATAAATCTTTACTATAATTGTTAACTTGAAATGTTTTTGTAATTGATTTTTCAAATTTTATTTTAACCAAATCATATAATAAATTATGTAATTTAAATTGATTATTATTCAAATTTTTTAAATAATTTTTAATAATTTTATTAGATTCTTTATCATTATTTGATAAATTTAATAATATTTGTAATATATATTTTTCTGTTTCATACAAAATATGATGTTTTATTTCAAGAAAATTTTTACCAATGAAGTAATGGGATATATCAACGCCTTTTTTTTTAATTAATTTATTGAAGATGAAATTATCATCTAATATATTTGAATTAGTTTTTATAATATTTTCAATTAAAGCATTGACAGATAGAAAATGTGTCTCAATTTTGTGTTTTTTATTTATTTGTAAATTGAGTTTTTCATCACATATATTATATTCACGTTGTTTATTTTTCCACTTACAATCAGAATATTCAAGCAATTTTCGCACTTTTTTGATATCAGTCTTTGTTTTTGTATTAAATAAATAATTAATTTTAATATAAATTAATGCGTTATTATAAGAATTTGCAATATTGAAATTAGTGTGATCAATTGTCCACACTTTTGGCGAGTATACATTAATTAATTTAAATGGTTTATTGTTCTCATCATATATGAAAATAGGTTTAATTATTGGATAAGATTCTTTTGTAATTATTGTATTTGATTTATTTGAATGATATTTTATAGTATCAATTTCAATGTTTAATTTATTTGAATCAATTTTATTTGTATAAGGCGAAATATAAAAAAATGAATTCATTTTTTTTATTAATTTCTGTGTATTCAAATTATTTTCCAATTCATTATTTATTTCTTCATTTATATTGTCAAATAAAGTATTTTTATTAAGAATTATATTTTTAGTAATATTTTTATTTTCAAAAATAATTTGTTTTGAAAATTCATTTGTTGTATTAAAAAATTTACTAAAATTATCATATAGAGTATATTTATTATCTAAAATTAAATCCCCATTTAATAATGAGTCTGTAAATATATCAAGTTCGTATTGTTCATATTCTTTTATCTGTATAAGTTCTTTCTCTAATTTTTTAAAATTAGAGTAACTTATTTTTAATGACGAATATAAATTTATTTTTTTTTTTAAACTTTGTAAAAGAATAATTCTATTCTCTAATATATTTTCTAATTGATTTATTAATGGTCTTGGAGATGTCATCTTTTTCTTTTTCATAATTTTTTCTAATTGATTGTTTAAGATGGAATTTTCTTTTAAAAATAAAGCATAATCAGTATTGTCAATTGTTATCTTATTATCATTATAAAACTTGTAAGTTAATAAATTATATATATCTAAAAAACCAAATTTATTTTGTTTATTACTATTATCATATATCTTACCTTGACAAGAATTCATCTGTATATGATAATAAAAGAGATATTTTTTGAAAAATTATATATTCCAAAATGATATAAAAATAATTTCATATCTATTAACCAATAATGGTAATGGTATCCCCGATATGTTTTACATTTTTACTTTCATCTATTTATTTTTTAATAATATTTTTAGGTGATTTTTATACTCAAAAAAATTTGGTTAAATTATTTAATTTATATAATTCATTTACACATGGTATTATTGCGACTTTATGTTCATATATAGATATTTGTTTTCTAATAGTTAATCAATCGCATTTAGTTGAAGATAATTTTTTAGCGAATTGGCACTATATAAGTTTATTTTATTTTATATATGACACATATTGGTCAATTCATGATAAAAGTTATATATATGTATATCATCATTTCGTATGTATTGCTATGATTTTATACAGTTTTATTTTGCAAAAATATTATAATCTATTATCACTTGTTTTATTTTTAGGAGAATGTTCTGGTCCGATGTTTAATTTGCTTAAAATTTTTAAATTAAGGAAATATAAAACTCAATTATTATTTATAATTTTTACTACAGTATTTATTTTTATTCGTTTTATTTTAACACCATTTGCTATAATTTATATTTATACTGATATAAATAGTTTTGTAGACAAATGTGTATTTATTTTTAGTGGAATTGCTTTAATGATTGGTTCTTTATTTTGGGTCAAAAACCAATATAGCTATATAAAAAAACGAATATGTCATAAATTAGATTGAAATATTTGATTCTCGCAAAAGCTGTAGAATTTTATATACTGGAAGCCCATTAACCAAAAGAGTAATATCATCTAAAACAATACTTCTTACAATATTTGTTTGATTAATATTATTTTGGATTCGCATTCCTAAATATAATCCATGTGCTTTATAATGAATTTCTCGTTCAATCGGAGTTAGGAAAACTCTTCTGTGTTGTTTTCGTCTTAATTGATATTTGTGAAAAATTATTTTACAAATATATGTTAAATGTTTTTCAACATCATCACATATAAATTTATATTCTGGAAAAATTTCTAAAAATTTGGAAATATCATCTCTAGATGATTTTCGTAATTGTAAATATCTTTGTGAAATTAAAGGAACATTACCTTTTAATTTACGAATTTTATCATATTTAGAACAAATAAGATGAACTCTATCATGATTATTATCAATTAACATATAACCTGGTGATGTATGTTCTAATGATAATAAATTTTCTATTAGTTGATTAAAAGATTCAAATACACATACTTCTGCTTTAGGAAGTCCAATATCAATATCAATAATAGTGTTTGTGTTTTTATCATATGTAGATACATGAATTAATGATGGAATTGTATGAGGAATAACAATTCTATTTTCAGGATGTTGGATAATAAATGTATAACACTTATTTTTATCCAAACTTTCTAAATTAAAATTACCTAAACATTCCATAAATAATTGGTAAAATGATTTCGGTGAATTCCAGAATGCTTTACAAGCATTAATACATCTAGAAGTAGAAACGTTCCATCCAACACCATCAATGTAAAATACTTTGATTCGGGATCCATCGTATAATTTTTGAACTGTAATATGTTCCCAATCATTGACATTAACTGTTTTTATATCATCATTTGTAATTGTATTTTCTACTACAATTTGTTCTGATAAATTTTGACCTCGATATAGAATATCTCCAATGTTATCTTTTTTTAAAATTAATCCAGAAAAAGTTTTAACAATTTTATTATTTCTGTCACTTTTTCCTTCTATATGACTTATTCGATAAATATTACCATCATATTTTAAATCAAGATAATATGGTTCTTTTTTTAAAAAATCCTGCGCATCATCATAAGTTGTAATTGAATTAGTATTGTAAAAGTTAATAATATCAGACATTTTTAATATATTATAATTTTAATATTGTTAAATCAATTTTATTTAATTTATATTTAATAAATTCATTTTTTTATTTAATTTTTATTATTTTAATTTTAAAAATTAAAATCGATATTTATTGCCTTTATTTAAAAAGAGATTGTAACAATGTCCAGATTTTCTTATAAAAAATTTAATTTATCTGCTGTTGATTATGAACAATATAATGTTCAGTTTATGATGGTTGATTATAAAAATGACAATCGTGAAAAGATTTACAATTATATGTATAATACCAAAACACAATGGTTAAATAAATGTAAATACAAAGGTAAACTTGAAGGTAAATGGCTAGAAAATACTTTAGCAATTGAAGAGGTTACTATATTAAATAATGACTTAGCAAAGTTAGCATCTTCTTTTATTTATGGGAAACATATCCAAATTTTATGTTATATTGATTCATCAGAGTTGATTGCACATCACCGAATGGGAATTAGAGTAGCTCGCTGTTATGTAATTTTGAATGATACAGAAGGGGATACAAAAAAAGAAATTAAACAAAAATTAAAAGACTTGCAACGACATATTATTCCGTATGGGAAAAACATTTTGGAAGAGAAGTATGATCTTAATATTGAATGGGTGGATTGTCAGAATCAAACTCATGGAAAAGAAATCTTTAAAGAAATTGATTATATGCGTTTTATTATATGCACTCGACAACACTATTTTGAAAAGAGTTGTAAAATTCTTAATAATGGCTATTCAGATGTCATTTTTCATGACTTTGCAAGAGGTTCTGGTAGAAATTCCATAAAACAACGAACTACCGATGTTTTACGAACAGGAGCTACTATATGGCCTACACCATTTATTGATTTTTTACTACACGTAAGAAATTGTTTCTTGTTTCATTTTCAAATTAATGTTTGGCCTTTTAGTCGTAGGACAATTGATCTTTTAGGTTATGAATAATTTATTTTTGTAACATTAACATATTATTAATATTATATTCAAAAAGGGACTTGAATTTACAAAACCAATCCATTTTAAATCAAATTTGATTTAAAATTGATTTTTTAGATATATAATTAATTTTAAATAATTATAATACTCGTAAAAATGAATATATATAATTCGCCTTATGAATTTGATCAATTTACAAGAAATTTATTTATAATGTTTCTTGAAAAATACTTAAATTCTAAGAGAAAAAACGATTCAAAAATTGATGAGATATATAAAGAAGAATTACAATCGGAGTTAAGTCTTGAAAAAAAACTAATTTGTTTAGATTATTTTAGACAAAAAAGTAAAGATAGTTCTGATGAGTATAATAAATTTATTACAATTTTAGAAAAAATTGGATTTAGTGCTAAAAATTCGAAGAATTTTCCTAAATTTCTTATAGATAAAGATTCCCAATATATTATTGATATTTGTAAAAAAAAAGGATATATTAAAAATCTTGATGGTTTAGAATCATATGCTGATATGAATTATAATGTGATTTATTTAGATAAATTACTTAATTTTTTTTCAACATATTTAAATGTAAGTTCTGATGGTAAAAATAAAAATCTTTATGATACATTTTTTAATAGAAGTATTTCACTTTCATCTCTATTTACAGATTATAATAAAAAATTACTACTTAATGTTGATGATAATATTTCAACAATTATTCGAGGATTTAATTCATCTCATATTACATTAAGTATGGATAATTACGTTAGTTCTATTATTGAGTTTATTAATATGAATACAAATAAGATTATTCCGAAAAATAATGAATACATTTTAGACGAAAAAGAAAAACAAATTGAAAAAATGCAAATATTTCATAAAAGATTTTATCAATTTAATCCAAAAAATGAATTAAATTTTATGGATATATTTGAATATTTTTCATATTGTAAAAAAGTACTTGATTCTAATTCATTGTCTTTTGTTAATAAAAGAATTAAATCTAAAGAAAGATTTAATTTTCATATGTTTCAAATGTGTGATGAATCTCTTGTCAATAAATACGAAAAAATGTTTAAAAAATATAAAAAAACTAGAAAAATTTTAAAAAAATCTAAAAAATCTAAAAATAAACAAGAATGTTATTATAAAGTGTTTACTGAAATCATTCCTTCGCAAATTGAAAGAAATATATTAGAGTATTTATCTTTATTAAATAATAATTTTGAAGAATTTTTGATTTATGGGACATCAATACAATGTCGTCATTTTTTAACATTAAACTATTTTAAAGATGAAGATGAAGTTGAATATGATGTTCATAACAATTTGTTTTATATATTAACAAACATTCATTCTAATATGAATGAAAATAACGTTCATATTTATCAATTTATGATAAAAAATGTTCTTATATTTTTCAATATGCCCGTAGAAAATGTATCTTTTATACAAAAAATATATAAATATGACATTAGAATGAAATCGTTTCATGTAAGTTGTTCATTATATGCTTTGTTTAACTCTTTGATTTTAAAAATCTTAAATTTTAAAAAAATTAAGATTGATGACGAATTAATGGATATGCATGTAACTTTGCAAAAAAGTTACTATAAACATATTAAATTATTTTCTGCGAAAAAGAAAATAAATAGAAAATTACTAATGATAACTGATTTATCTAAAGATTTATCAAAAGATGTTCAAAAATTTTTATTATCATCTGAATTATTAAAGAGTTTACCATCTGATAGAAAAGAACTATCCACTTGGGTTGAAATTTTGATATCAATGTATGAACGACAATCTAAAAAGGAAAAAAAAGTTGAAAAAAAAAATGATAAGTGTGTTAAAAAATCACAATCTATTAAAAATAAAACAATTTCAATAGAATCTCATTTAAATGATTTAATTTTTTCAAATCTAAAATTAGAAAAAAATAACGATGATGTTGTTGAAGAAACCACCATTGATAAAACTTCATTTAAATATTTACATGAAATAAAAGAGGCACGAGAAAGTTTACAAAAATTAATTAATCAATTAGAATTGATGGGTGAAGATGCTTCGTCATATATCTCACAACTAGAGGAACTTGATTCCGAAATAGAATCTTTGAGTGTAAATCATGAGTATCTTGAAGAAACTTGTGATGAAGATATTGCTGCCGAAAGTTGCGTTGAATTAGCAAAAAAACTTGTTCGTTATCGTGCTCTTTTAGAGGAGTATAAAAAAGATGAAATCGTTTATTTTGATAAAATTGAGGAGATGGAATCAAAAATTGATAATTGTATTCAAACAATGGAATACAATAGAGGTATGATGCCTACTTTAGATCCTAAAACTGGAAAAATTCAGGGTTCTAATTCAGTTACATATTTACCATATGAAGAATATGAATATAAGCATATTCCTTTAACAGAAGAAGGACGACAATTAAAAAAACTTCTTGATGAACAGGATAAAAAAAGTAGTAAAAATGATAAAATTTTATATCAAGAGAATAAATTCAAAGTATTATTGAAACAATCACATAGTGTAGTTTCTAGTTTAATTTATAAACTTAATAATTTCTTTGAAAATTCAAATTCAATAAATATTAATATATTCGCAAAAAAAGTTGTATATGACATATTTAATGAATACTGGTTTAATAAAAAATATTGCATCAAAAATAAATTAGAAATGTATTTTAGAATGTATGTTAATAACGGAAATAAAGAATTTAATAAAGGCTATTCACAAATAGTATTAGATTTAATGAAATTATTGTCATTAATTCAATATGTTATTTTAAATGAAGATAAGTTAAATTTTGAAAAATTACTATCGACATCGCACATTACAATTGATAATGAATTACATACTGCTCCTATTTTCTTAGGAAAAACTGTAAAAATTCTAGATGGTGATAATATTGATAAAACAGGCGTTGTTTTTAAAGAAACTGAAACTCATGTTATTATTAAAAATGATGAAGAAAATATATTTCATGAAGAATGTAAGACAAATATTAAACAAATAATTGTTAATACAGATTTGATTAGAAAATTAGTTAAACCAATTGTTGGACATTATAAAGGATTTACTTGTATGATTATTGGAGTTTCGAAAAAGGATACTTTTATTATATCATTGGATACATATGGTGGAAGACCAGATAAAATTCTTCCAGGATTGACAGTTTTTAATGCTAAAAGAGAAGATTTTGTAATTCTTCCTGAAAATTTACAATTAAGTAAAGATTCTGATACTATTAGAGAATTTAAACACACTGAATTAACATTTAAACCAAAATCAAACGATCTATATACATATGTCAGGTGTTTATATGATTTATTCTCTTTGTCTACAAATTATTTAATGTCATACAAATCAACTCAATCTCATGATGAGAGATTTAATTTTTTATATGGAATTGCTTTAATTCTTTATAATAAAAATAAAATCACAAACAGCAAGTATTTTTTCTCTTATAATCAATCAAAGAAAAAACTTACAAATTATGAACAAGATTTACGTAATTGTAGTAAATTTAATAAAGCAGATATAATGAAAACAATTTTCAAAACTAGGAAACAACTTGAAAAAAAAAAATTTGAATATGATCAAGTTTTGATATTTGAAGAACAAGATGCTTGGGATAATTCACAATTTAAAACATCTCCATTAAATAATAATACTGAGTTTTTAGTATTTAATAATACTTCATCAGAATATATTCAAAAAAATTCTACGAAAGAAAAACAAAAAAAACGTAAGAAAATGAAAATGAAAATAAAAATAGATGTTAAAAAAGAAACTGAAAAATCTATCCAAAAATTAGATACAATTTTTGAAAGTTTTAATAATATTTAAATTTTAAATTAATATGTGTTTTTAACATGGACTTGATATACAGTTTATTATATTTAAAAAAAAAATTGATTTATTTTAATCATAAACAATAAATATTTTATTACTTAATTAACTCATAAAATATGTTAAATATTATGAATATTAATGACATTAATTTTGAAGAATTTAAAAAATACTATCAATATTTAATTTATATTAAATGTAATATTGGTAAATATATTCTTACGGATAAAGATTTTGTCAATTTTATGACAGAACAATATAAAATTTATCCAAATGTTAAAGTTAATCAAAATAAATTATATTATCACAATTTAATGGATGATATAATTCAACGTTTTGAAAAATATGAAAAAAATACACAAAAACTTTTTATTAAATTGAATTTAACAATCGATACGCAAATTACATATGAAAAAATATGTAATTATGAAAAAGAATTGAAAAAATTAAAAGAAAAAATATCGCAATTAGAAAACTCTGTTAAAAATAAAGATGTTGAGTTTGTCAAAATAGGAAAAAAACGATGCGATTTCTTGAAAAATACCATTATTGGTAATGGTAATGGTATAAATATATTAATTCCAATTACTTATTCAAATGAACAAAAAAAACAATATTTGAAAGAACATCATCTAAAATATAGACTTATTCATAATTTACAAGAATTGTTAAATGTGAATATTAATAGTGTTAAATTATTACTTAAAAGAAAAAAATTTTTTAATTATTTTAATAAACATTTTTGTTCAAAGGAAGAATATATTTTGAAAAAAAATAAACTAAAATCTATTTTAATTGAATGTGAAAAAATTACAAATTTTTTAAATCAATATAATTATAAATCTTATTTATGCCCAGTTTGTCCTTATACAATTGATAATGAAATGAATCTTCATTTACATTTATTAAATAATCATAAACATATCGCAAATAATTTGGATTTTAACAAAAGTTTTAAATTACCAAGCGGATATAACCAGAATGAATGTCTATATTGTATGAAAAAATTTGCAAATGAAACAAATAGCGAAATTTTAAAACATTTTAAAATATATCATATGTTTGAAAATGTTTCATCTATTGATTTTCCTTTTCATTTTATTGAAAAGAAAATTACACATAAAGCTTCTTTGAAAAGGAAAAATAATGAATGTGAAAAATCTTTATTTGGATACAGTACAAAAAATACAACTGGGAAAAAAAATATTCAGTTTGTACATTTAAACAAACGTTTCAAAAAAAATGAAACTGATATGCGTTATACATTCATTGACAAATTAAAACATGATTATCCGAAATTATTTAAAATCCCAAATCCATATTTGGACGAACAAGATTTAAAAAATGAATGTCGGGAATTATTCGATGAAAATAATAATTCACATTATGTTATTGATGGTATTTTAAAATTTTCAGAACAACTATTATTCAAAAAACTTTACAAAATAATTAAAAAATTATTAGGTAAAACTAGTTTTAAAGAAGTATCTATTCAAAAGAACTTTGGATATAAGTATGGATTAATGACAATCGAAAATGAAGTAATTTCTTTACTATCATATGTCAAAAATGATGTTTTTAAATTATTATCTAATAATATTTATGAACATTCTCTATCTAAATATTCTTTAATTATTAAAGAATTTGAAAATAGTTTAACAAATCTTACGAAATTTTCTCAAAGATTTTTTAATCCAATTTATCAAATTCAAAATATTTT